AGATAGAAAATCGTAACGATATTACTGTTATTGCTGCTGGTGCTGCTCTACCTCAGGTAGGAGATTATGAGGTAGGAGATAGGGTATTTAGAAATGACGTAGCTGGTGGTCCAACAGTTACTTGGCCTAGTAATTACATCCTGGTATGTAAGGATGCTAACTGGGGCTGGCATTGGCGACCTATTCAGCAGATGATGTCCCCTTGGGTTACTATTCCTGCTACAGTTATTAACGATGCTAATTTCCAGCTCCATCCAACAGTTCCACTACAGATTGCTCTAGATAGTCGAGGATTCTGTCATTGGCGTGGAGCTATTAGGCGTACTACTGCGGGAATTCCTGTAGCCACGTCTTTTACGGTATTTAAGACTATTCCTGAAGGTATTCGTCCTAATGTAGATCTTATGCATACTATCGCGCTAAGCCCTATTACTGGATCCTCTACAGGTAAGGCTGGTAACATCGGAGGACGCATATTCCTAGCACAATCTGGCGCCAGCTCGGTTCGAGTATTTAATAGTAATAACGGGGTATCGCAAAACGTTTGGTTTGATGGACTGAACTATAATAACTCTGCTCACTGGTACTTTAGTGGCTAAGAAATCTATAAAGCCTATTGCTAGTGTAGAGGAAGCTATAAAGGAGCTTACCGACGGACTTAGTCGTGTAGCGCACTCTCCTGATGTTAACTCTTACACTCCGCATGATAAGCAGAAGAAATTCCACTCATCCATAAAACGTGTACGTCTATATATTGGTGGTAACCGATCTGGTAAGACCACCGCAGGTATTGTAGAGGATATCTGGTGGCTTACTAATAGGCATCCTTATATTGAGACACCGAACCGTCCTGTAGCCGGACGTATTATTTCTGTTGACTTTCTCAACGGTGTCTCTAAAATTATTATTCCTCAGCTTAAGCAGTGGGTACCTCCATCTCAGCTTAGAGGTGGATCCTGGTATAGTGCTTATGATGCTGCGGAGCGTACTCTTAATTTTGAAAATGGCTCATTTGTTGAGCTAATGTCTTATGACCAGGATCTCGATAAATTCGCTGGTACTAGTCGTGACTTCGTTCATTATGACGAGGAACCACCTGAGGATATTCGAAAAGAAAACAAAGTCCGTCTTATTGACCGTAAAGGTCGAGAATGGTTCACTCTAACTCCTGTTGAAGGTTTGGAGTGGATTGAGCTTGAAATTTATGATCCGGGTATTCTTGGTGATCCAGGTATTGATGTCGTAGAAGTTGAAATGACAGAAAACCCTTATCTGGATGATGAGGAAGTAAATACATACCTTGGAAGTCTTAGTGATGACGAACTAAAGATTCGTGGTCAAGGTAAATTTACCCGTAAGGGTGGACGAGTTTATAAGAAGTTCGGTATTGATACGCACGTTATTGCACCTATTGATCCTACAGAGCTGAGAAGCGGTAATTACAAGTGGTACATGTCCCTAGACCATGGCTTCAACAACCCTACAGCCGTGCTGTGGCATGCTGTGGACAGGGATGGACGAATCATCACCTTCGCTGAGCATTATGAGGCAGAAGGTACTATTGATTATCATGCAGAAGTAATTAAGACTCGTGAAAAGATGTGGCGTAGAAGTCCAGATATTCGGGTATGTGATCCCGCGCTAGCACAACGTAATCCAGTTACAGGTACGTCTATTCAGACTGAATACGCTATTCGTGGTATTGGTATGGCTCTTGGTAATAATGATGTACTAACCGGTGTAGCTAAAGTTAATGAATATTTGGATTTTGCTGCTGATGGTAAACCGAACTGGCTCATCACGGCGAACTGTGCTAACCTTATTAGAGAGATGGGAAGACTGAGGTGGAAGACTTGGGCGTCAACTAAGCAGCAGTCAGAGAATAATCCCCATGATCAGATTCATAAGAAGGACGACCACGCTTGTGACTCTGCTAGGTATTGTTTCTCATTCCTGCCTAATTTGAAGCCAAGTGTTCCACTACCTCAGACTAGAATGGAATTGCCTAAAGTTGGTGGTAATGCGGCTAAGCTGCCAGGTCCTAGTTTTGACCCTAGGCTTAATCCAGAACACCTTAAGGCAGAAAAAACTAAGTGGACTCGTGTAGTACTTAACGAGGAGGAATAGTGACTACTCTCCCTAAGTCTCACCCGGAACTCTTTGCTAACCCTACTCTCGGTGAAGCGGTTACTAACCGTTTTCTCGATGAAGTAGAGCTTCAGGAGAATGAGAATAGGTCTGCTAAGGCAGAAGGTCGTGAACCTCTTATTGCTCAGCGGGAAGTTCGTTATCCTACAGAGACTCCGTCGGGTAGTGTTCACTCTAATGTGCATGATGTAGTTAATCTCGTAGAGTCTAATTCTGGAGAGGTTAGTGAAGGTGACGCTCCTGTAGCGTTTACTTACACTGAGAACCTTATTAATACTGAGTTTACTGAGGGTGAAGACGACCCGTACTCTTACTCAGTTGGGGAATAGATGATTAATACTACAGTAGTTGTAGCAGGACGAGTCCAGGTGCTTGATAAGCCAATTAATGCACCTGGGCAGTGCTGCCTTTGTGGCTCTGCTGGAGATAATAAGCGTAAGTTTATTGACTTCGGTAAGCAGCTCGATTGGTACGGAGCAGTTTACTTCTGCACAATATGTATTGCTGAAGTTGCGCTGGCTAGCGGTTTTCTCCCTGTAGTAGAATTTGATAAGCTCCACGATACTTACCGAGAACTGCTTATTAAGTATAATTCTTTGAAGACGGAGCACGAGACGGTGGATAATGCTATTCGCAGTGTCATTGGTGGCGATTATCGGGTCAATCCTAGCCCTGACGATTCTTTCAATAGTCTTCGTGAAACTCTGGCAGAGTCAGAGCCTAGTGAGTCAGGAACAACAGAAGGAGATTCAGAGACTAACGAATCTCCTGACGTCGAAGGATCCGATGACCTTTTCGACTCTACAGACTTTGAGCAGCCCGAATAATTTCCCTGTAGGGGCTTATGTAATGCCCGGTGACGATGCTTCTGTAGCGAAGCTTATTGCCGATAGATATGAGGCACAGGGTCTTGACCCTAATGCAGCATATGATGATGCACTTAATGACTTTGGTGGAATCCAAGGTATGGTTTAAGAGGGGAGGTAATTGAGCCAGTCTTCTATGATTCCAGGCGTTACTGAGGATAATAATAAGTATAGCGATGAGCAGCTCCAGAGTCTCGCCAAGAACTCTAAGCAACGAGATTTTGATAATCGTATTATAGAGTGGACTAAGTCTGCCCATCAGCGTTGTCGTACCATTAGGCAGCAGATTGAACGTCAGTGGTACATTAATATGGCGTTCTACATTGGGAAGCAAAATGTTGCGGTTATTCCTATTTCGTCTGCTAGTAGTGCTGCTACTGGCGTTCGGCTTTACATTCCCCCCGCTCCATATTATCGTGCTCGCCCTGTTATCAATCGCATTCGTCCAATCATTCGTACGGAACTATCCAAACTAACTGCTCAGAAGCCTACTGCCACTATTGTTCCTGCTACAGGAGAAGATAGAGACTTGGCAGCTGCTCAGGCTGGTGAGCAAATTTGGGATGCTACATACCGCGAGAAGAAAATTAAGGCTACTTTCAGTAGGACAATGCTTTGGACATTGACTACTGGTATTGGCTTTATGAAGACTTACTGGGATCCTACTAAGAAGGACCGTGAAGGTAATCCTGGTGACTTCTGCTATGAGATGGTTACTCCATTTCATTTGTTTGTTCCCGATATGTTGGCTGAAGACATAGAAGACCAGCCGTATGTTATTCACATTCAGACTAAGTCTCCGGAATGGGTAAAGACTAACTACCCTAATCTGAAGGTTCAGCCTAATGTGATGGAAGCTAATGACATCCTTAATGATAGTTTCTTGCAGCTAGTTGGGGCTGGCGATTTTCGCAAGAATGCTATCCTTTGTTATGAGGTATGGGTTAAGCCTGGTCAAATTGATTTCCTCCCTCAGGGTGGGATGTTTACTATTATTGGGGATACGGTTACTCAGTTTGTAGAGGGTAATCCATATATGCACCAGCAGTACCCATTTGTTAAGTTTCCGCATATTCCTAATGGTCGATTCTATGCAGACTCAGTCATTAATGACCTTATTCCGATTCAGCGTGAGTATAATCGGACTCGCGGTCAAATGATTGAAGCTAAAAACCGTATGGCTCACCCGCAACTATTGGCAGCTGAAGGCTCTGTAGATGCATCTAAGATTAATACGGAACCGGGTCAGGTTATTCTTTATAAACTGGGCTTTCCACCACCACAGCCCTTGCCTTTGCAGAATTTGCCTGCATATGTTGTCCAAGAAGTCGAACGGCTTCTTTTGGATTTCGAAGATATTTCAGGACAGCATCAAGTCTCTAAGGGTCAAGTTCCACCTGGGGTAACTGCTGCTACAGCTATTAGTTTCCTACAGGAACAAGACGAGTCTATGCTCTCTGTTACCTTCCAGGCTATTGAAGAAGGTTTTGAGAAGATTGGCTACCAAACTCTTTGTTATGTAAAGCAGTATTGGGACATGCCTAGGACTGTTAAGGTCGTTGGTCGCGATCAACAGTTTAATGTATTGTCATTCCAGGGTGCGGATCTAAGAGATAATACTGATATTCGCGTAGAGGCTGGCTCTGCACTTCCCACGTCTAAGTCTGCTAAGCAGGCACTGCTTATGGACCTTATGTCTCAGGGATTTATTCCCCCTGAGAAGGGTCTTGAGCTTATGGATGTTGGGGGAGTACAGCGTCTTTATGAAGAGATTCAGATTGATAGTGCTCAAGCTGTTCGTGAGAATATGAAGATGAGTACTGTTACTGATGAAGATATGAATGCTTATCTACAGACGTTTCAGGGTATTGATCCTGCTACAGGAGAAGCTATGTTGGTTGACCCTAATTCAGGTCAACCCCTTGTAGATGGTATGGGAATGCCTACTGCTCCTCCACTTATTGTTCCTGTTAATAGCTACGATAATCACCAAATTCATATTCAGATCCATAATAACTATCGTAAGGGTCAGGAATACGAAAACCTTGAACAGCGTCTTAAGGACCTGTTTGAGGAGCATGTTAATCAGCATATGATGGCTCTTGGTCTAATGCCTGGAATGCCTGCTCCTACAGATGGAGCTAATAATATTACGTCTGGTGAAGCAAGTACTGACCAGACTGCACAAGTAGAAGCTGACCAGCCTCAGCAGATGGAAGGACCGGTGATGTAAAATGGCTCAGACTCAGTTTGGTGATATTGTAGATGTGAGTTTTACTAACTCACTTCGAGCTGTAGCCGATGCTGGTGGTGATACTGAAGATCTTACAGATCCTTCGGATTACACTACTGTAGCGGCTATGGATACGTTCCTCAGTACTTTTGATGAGGACACTTATACTGCTGCTGTTCTTGCTAAGATGAATGTTAACGATAAGGTCTTCGCTATTCGTAACATTCAGGATCCCACCACTATTGCTGATTACATGACGGCTCAGGTATCAAGGACTGCTTAATGGGGCCTAATTCGGACCAGCAGATGGTAGATAATGCGACTAGCGCGCTAGCCAGTCAGAATGCTACAGTACCTAGTAGACGAACTCCCCCTGTAGCCAAGACACGTGATAATGGTCGAGTTGGGGCTATTGGGCGTAGATTGGCAAAGATGAGGGGCGGTAAAAATGGATAAGAATAGTGGTCGAGGCACTGTGGCTAATAACACTCCTGTAGGGAGTGCTGGTCAGCCTTTTGATAACGATAAGTTTAAGGCCCTTAAGAAGGAAGTTCCTGAGGGCAAGGCTAATGCTATCAAGCGTCGTATGGACCGTAAGAAGAAGGAAATGGGTAAGAAGTGACTAATAGGCATCCTTCTGTAGAAGCTATTCTAAGGTTCTTTGAATCTGACCATCTTCCTGAACCGCTTAAGGATATTGCCCTCACTACCAAAGACTATTTGGGTTGGATTCTACAAACTCTCCCTGAAGATGATCCTGAACTTACTGTTGGCCTTAGGAAGCTCCTTGAAGCTAAGGACTGCTTTATTAGGGCTGCTGTAGCTCAGGAGAATCGTAAGAAGAATAATCCTGTAGAGGGCGAACCGGTTTAATTTAGGATCTAATTATTAGGTTTAGGGCCTCCTAGAGGTACGAGCCTGGAAATAGAGGGAATTATAATGGACGGAATTGAAGGTGGAGAGGTACAGGGTGGAAGCCCGGACGCGGGTGATAATACTCCAGGGCCTAATCCAGCTTGGAATGACGTTCTAAGCGTACTGCCAGAACAATTCCATCAAGTAGTTACTCCTCATTTTCAGAAGTGGGATGACTCGGCTAATCAGCGTATTGAGTCGGTTAATTCCCAGCTGAAGGAATTTGAGAGCTATAAGCCTTTCGCTGAGCATGGTATTACTTCTGATGAGATTGAACAAGGTCTCCGTCTTATGTACGAGATCAATAACAATCCTCAGAATGTATATAATGCACTTCAGAATGCTTATAACTTTAACCAGCAGCAAGCAGCTGCTAATGAGGAAACTGAAACTGATGAAGATAATCCAGCTGGGCTTCCTCCAGAGGTAATGGAGAAGCTTAGTCAACATGATGGACTTCTTCAGGCAGTTTCTCAAATTGTTCTGAATGATGCCAAGGCTAAGCAAGATGCACAGGCGGATGTGGCTCTTGAGACTGAACTTAGTCAGCTCAAGGAAGCACATGGAGAATATGACGAGGATTATGTTCTGACTAAGATGATGAGCGGTATGTCTGGAGAAGACGCCGTTAAGTCTTATCAGGCACTAGTCCAGAGTCTAGCTCCTAAGCCATTCGCGCCTAATGTGCTCGGAAATAGTAGTGGCAGCGGTGCGGGACTTCCCTCTAATGCAATTGATCCTACGAAGCTTTCCGGTAAAGACACTAGAAATCTCGTAGCTCAAATGCTTGCCGCTGAATTCGGTAAGAAGGCTTAAGCTCGGAGGCTAATGGGCGCAACGCTCACAACTGCAACAAATATTCTGAAGGAAATTTATGAGCCGCGTATTCGCGAGCAGCTTCAGAATCACCTGAAGACTTCTAAGCGTATTGAACAGACTTCAGAGGGTGTTACTTCTGAAGTTGGTGGTAAGTACGTTGTATTCCCGATTCACGTTAAGCGTAACCACGGTATCGGTGCTCGTCTTGAAATGGAAGAGCTTCCGACTGCACGTAATCAGGGTTATGCACGTGCACAGGTTGGCCTTAGTTATCAGTATGGTGCTGTCCGTCTTAGTGGACAGTCTATGGAACTCGCGCAGTCTAATTTCCAGGCTTTTGCATCCGTTCTGGATGAAGAAGTTAATGGTATTCAGCGAGACCTGGCTAAGGACTTTAACCGTCAGATTTACGGTACCTCTGTAGGTGTTCTTGGTGTTGTAACTGGCGCTAACACTACTGTTACTGTACCGATGACTAACACGCAGTATATGGAAGTCGGCATGGTTGTCGATATCTATAATGCTGCGGGTAACACTAACAAGACTGCTGCGTCTAGCCCTACCGGTGCTGTTGTTG